GGGCTCCTCACGACAAAGTAGTTCGTCGTTCTCAACATCGGATCCCGGATGAGCAGGCTCAGCGGTCTCCTCTTGGAGGATTTGGTCAGCGAGATAGTCATTAACATCCATAGTGGTGGGCGGCTGGGCTCTGGAGCGTAGTAATATTAAACGCTCCTGAGCCCCCACTCTTATATCCGACTTTTACCAGGAAATTACCATGTCGCAAGTCGATACTACCAGGCGTACTAAGCGAGGGCTGCGAGGGGAAGAATATCTTACGGTTAGATATTTGTTATGCGAGGGGTGATTTTGTGAACGGTGAGGGTGGGCGGTTCGAATCCGATGGGCGTCACGTTATCAGAGTTCAATAGGGGAGGGCACATGGGATAAACCTACGCGATTTCATCGCTCCGGACTTTCCCATATTTTTGCTAAATATCCGATCTAAGACCCGAGAATCTGAGAGACAAGTAGGGAGATCTGAGTGCGGCTTATCGGCTTCGCTGGGTACAGGCTGCGCCTGGACACCCAGCTACGCGAACGCCTACATTATTCGAGGAAGAGATACCAGGAAAAGTTTAAAAAATTTCCATTGGGTATTTTTAGCATATATGTTGTGGTTAACACAAAAGAGATTATATGGAGAAGGAAAATCCAACAGACAGTGCAAAAAAATATAAACGAACACCAGTCAAAAGACAAGCATCCGTAGTATGGCAGGACCCTACAAACGATCTTTCAAGATTACAAAATCTCGTCAACTCGTTAGAAAAGCAAGTCAATTACTTGCACGACGAATGGGGGGTACTGCTTCGGCACCTCTCGCATCAAGAGGATTCAGACCATTCACTTACGGAGGAAGAGGAGTAAATGCTCCTGAATTAAAGTATATAGACACAGCTGCAGTTGATCAAGGAATAGCTGCAGCAGGTGCGTTGGTGTTAGTAAATGGTTGTGCAACAGGAACTACTGTTATCACAAGAGTAGGAAGAAAGATTGTAATGAAATCAATTACAGTGAGCGTGAACATGTTCAATGCTGGTGCAGCTGCTCAAACATATCCTATCGGAGTCAGTGGAAAGATATCTCTAATATATGACTCACAACCTAATGGTGCTACTGCACCTGGATATACAAGTATATATCAAATTGCTCATCCAACTTCTCCGTTGAACTTGTCCAACAGAGATAGATACAAAGTGTTATGGACAAAAAACTTTGTAATTCCTTCTTATGAAATAGCAGGTGGTAAAATAGTGGGTGGTTCACCAACAAACGTTACAAGGAAGGGATATAAAAAATGTAACTTACCAGTCATTTTTGGTGGAGACGGATCAACACAAGCTGACATCCAAACAGGAGCTCTATATCTGACAGCAATAGTTGATGCTAATTTAGGAGCTGCATTTGATTACTATATTAGAGTACGATATAATGATAATTAAATGTTTATTTTAAACAAGTTCATCATGTTTCTTGTAAAAATCAATAAAACTATCAATCTCTACTATTTCTAGTCTGCATTCTAATGTGTTAAGTCTGCCATCAAGGTTGGCTTTGACATAACACTCACTTAGGGCGTAATTGCTCAAAATTACTACCGGTAGGTTGCGGGATTTCATCCCCTGTGAGCCTTTCTTGCGAATCGGCATATTGGATCCTTGCAAAAACTGATTCAGAAACTGAATGGTCTTCTGACCTTTGAATTCGTCTATGACTACTAGGTCGTAGTCGTCCGAATAGTGGTCGTAGAACTCTTCCGTGGTTGGCATATGGTACACAGATAGTGATTTCTCTAGCCACTCTACAAGAGAAGTCTTCCCAAGATTCCTTGGACCGTGGATATATAACTGAGGGGCCTTGAATGGACGATTCTGCCGAATATTGGAGCATATCCACTTCGCAATCTGAAGATTTGCATCAGTTAATCCATCAAGAGAGGGAGGAACCCAAGAAACCTTTTGCTTCTTACTTTGTTCACATCTTACCCAACTCTCATACTCCTCAATCTTGCGCTTGTTGATCATAACATATCCGGGGTTTTCAGCGTTGATTTCAGATAAGCTCTTTCCCGCGAGTATACTTTCCGCAACCGATGTGCTAAGGGGTGCTTTTTTCTTTTTAATTGCGTCCACATCCACTCCTTTTGCTACATAATTACCTCCTTTAGTGACATACTCTACTGATCCTCTAACACTTTTAACTACCTCATATGACCCATGTTTTCCTCCGATAAAATCGAAGTAATTAGGGTCAGAATGCCTCAAACGATCATGAAACACTAAGTATACATGAAGGTGAGGTGTCCCATCTTTATGTGCTTCTTCACACACAATATAGCCTTTCAGAAGGGTCTTGAACTTCTGTTCAATCCTTTCTGCGGCTACTTCCTTCTTAACATCACATTGAGGAAATGTCAATATGAAGTTCTTGGCTTCCTGGCGGAATTTCTTCTTCTTGGCGGCAGGGGCCGTACTTGGAGCGGGTAATACCTCAAGAGGAGAGAGAGGCTCTTCACGACAAAGGAGTTCGTCATTCTCAACATCGGAGCCATGGTGGGCAGGTTCAGCAGTCTCCTCAGCAAGTAACTGGGTGGCTAAATAGTCATTAACATCCATAGTGGTGGGCGGCTGGGCTCTGGAGCGTAGTAATATTAGACGCTCCGTCGCCCTCCCACTCTTATATGCGAGTTTCACCAGTACCAGGAAATTACCAAGTCTCAAGTCGATACTACCAGGCGTACTAAGCGAGGGCTGCGAGGGGAAAAATATCTTACGGGTAGATATTTCTAACGCGAGGGGTGATTTTGTGAACGGTGAGGGTGGGCGGTTCGATTCCGAGGGGCGTGACGTTATCAGAGTTCAATAGGGGAGAGGCGCATGGGATAAACCTACGCGATTTCATCGCTCCGGACTTTCCCATATTTTTGCTAAATATCCGATCTAAGACACGAGAATCTGAGAGACAAGTAGGGAGATCTGAGTGCGGCTTATCGGCTGCGCTGGGAACAGGCTGCGCCTGTACACCCAGCTACGCGAACGCCTACATAATGCGAGGAAGAGATACCAGGAAAAGTTTGAAAAATTTCCATTGGGTATTTTGAACATATATCTTATGGTTGAACTTGTTTCACTATTAATGGAGAAAGAAAATCCTTCAGACAACAGCAAAAAGTATAAACGAACACCAGTCAAAAGACAAGCATCCGTAGTATGGCAGGACCCTATAAGCGATCCTTTAAAGTTACAAGAAGCCGTCAACTCGTTAAAAGAGCAGGTCAAATTCTTGCGAGACGAATGGGGGGACCTCCTTCAGCACCTCTCGCATCTAGAGGATTCAGACCATTCTCTTACGGAAGAGGAGTAAATACTCCTGAATTAAAATACATCGACAGTAATGCAGTTGATCAAGGAATAACTGTAGCTGGTGCTTTAGTGTTGGTGAACGGTTGTGCAACAGGAACTACCGTAACTACTAGAGTAGGCAGAAAGATAGTAATGAAATCAATATCAATAAGCATAAACATGTTCAATGCGGGTGGTATAACACAATCCTATCCTATTGGTGTCTCTGGAAAGATATCATTGGTGTATGATACTCAACCAAATGGTGGTGCTGCACCTGGATATACAAGTATATACAAGGTGGCACATCCAACTTCTCCGTTAAACTTAGACAACAGAGATAGATACAAAGTAATATGGACTAAGAACTTTGGAATTGCTTCTTACGAAATTGCAGCAAGTAAATTATCTGCTGGTTCACCAAACAACATGGCGAAGAAGGGATATAAAAGATGTAACTTACCAGTCATCTTTGGAGGAGATGGAGCAACCCAGGCAGACATCCAAACAGGGGCACTCTATCTAACAGCTGTAGTTGATGCTAACTTAGGAGCTGCATTTGATTACTTTGTACGAGTACGATATCAAGATAATTAAATGTTTATTTTAAACCAGATCATCATGTTTCTTGTAAAAATCAATAAAACTATCTATCTCAACAATCTCTAATCTGCACTCTAATGTGTTAAGTCTTCCGTCATTAGCTGCCTTGACATAACACTCACTTAGGGCATAATTGCTCAAAATTACTACCGGTAGATTCTTGGATTTCATCCCTTGTGAGCCTTTCTTGCGAATCGGCATA